CTATGCTTTCTTTTTAATAAGCACAGCCCCATCCAGAATCTCCAACGTGACAGTTCTGTCTTCCGGTGTTACTCCTAATGTTTTAATAGCGTCTGCTGGAAGGGATATCCGGCAAGTATATGCGTTCTTGCTTGCGTTTCCACCAGCTTTCCCAAACATGATATTCCTTTCAATCTCTCTCATTGGCTTTCCTCTTTTCCAGGTGTTTATTTCTTCCGATTTCGTAATATAATATCATGCTCTGTTGGATCGGTTTTTCCATCAGATCTTTAATGTCGTCTGGAGATATAAGATTCATCAGCTCTCCCATTTTTTCATCCAGTGTTTTAGTTGCTCCGATTTTTATAGCTCTTGGATAGAGCAACATCAAGCACCGGAACGGAAATCTGTAAGACGCATCTGAATAAACATCTCCCTTAGCTCCGTTAAGGATTTTAAGTACTTCGTAGTAAGCCTCTCCGCATAATTGTGCTATTTCTTTTGTGTACATTTCTTTTCCTCCTCTTCACATGGTAGACACTTCCATCCTTTGTACGTTGTACTTCCGTAAGTTCCGCCCTTCATCGCTCTCTTGGCTCCAGATAATCCAGATCTAACATTGTTAAATTCCCGGCTGTCTGGTTCGCATCCAAACAAATCACGGCAATTTTCTCTGAGCCAAAAATTCAGCGAATGGAATTTATATTCTGCTCCTTCTGGAGAAATCAAATGCCAATCTATTGCATTGACATTCGTTTCAAACCTTCCACTTTTTAGGCTTTTCTTTGCAGCCTTCGTTCCAAGCTTAAGGTTTTCTGTTTTTCCTCGTTCCGCAATCCTTCTTTTGCTCTCTTCGCTCCATAAATTCTTCTTCCCTTCGTGAGTTTCTTTCTTTCGGATTCTGCTACATTCTTTTGAGCATGTCACTTTTTTGGCACTTGGAGGACATTTAAATTCCGTTCCGCACACCACGCATTTTTTTATCATATTAATAACATGGGGACTTCTTTGTAAGTTCCCATTCCTCCCCGAATCTTTTTTTGTGTTCTTCCGCGTAAACATCAAAGAACTCTTGATCTGACGACAAACTAAGCTGATAAGCCACATACTCTCTCAATTCATCATCCATCAGCGACATTGCTATGTCCATATCAATTTTAACTCCATGGCTATTTTCTACATAATATTTCTTGTCTTCCATCGCGCCCTCCTTATGACCAGTGCTCTTTTCTTTCAATAATATCGTTCCTTATATTATCTGGCATATCTTTCAATCTCCGGATATCATACCCTTTTTCTACAAGCTCATCGTAAACGTCTGCAGGTGTTACTTCTTCAGCTGTTTTATTTTTGCTTTTTACAATTGCTTCTAACGCTTTCTGGCAAATCTCTTTTGCGTCTTCTTCTTTTTCTTCTTTTTTTGGCACGTATACAACGATCGTTTTCTCTGTCTTGTCGTAGCTTCCTGCCTTTGTTTTGCAGCCTGCGTAATTCTCTTTATACTCTCTGTAACTCATTACGACTTCTTCGCAGTTCTCTGCGTTTTCTTCATTCATTTTCTTTTTATAGCATTCATGGCAAAGCCCACTTTTTCCAAAGTATCTAATCTTTCTTTCTCGCTCCTCTGCTTTTCCGTAAATCTGTACTTCTTCTGTATGTCCACAGCTAAACTCTACACTATATTTCATTGCTTTGTCCTCCTGCTTTCCTTTGATGATTTTATTATATGCTATTGGTGTCCAATAGTCAACAGTTTTTTAGTTTTTTGCAATAAAAAAGGGGCGATTTCTCGCCCCTTGCAAAATTATATATATTCCATTCGCTCTCAATGGTTTTTAGAATGTTTTCTTCGCTGTGAGAATTTCCAGTCCAGCTTTCCACGCTGCCGGTCCTACTTGATTCGGATCTTTCGTGATTCCTTTTGCTTTTTCTAATTTTTCTGTCTTTTCTTCTGTATCATCTCCAAATGAACTATCTACTGCGGTGTTATATCCGGCGGCGCACAGGATCTGCTGCCATACTCGCACTGCTGATCCAGTCATTCCTTTCTTTAATATAGGCATACTTGCATTCACGGTTATTTTCCCTCCTGTTCCGCTTGATGTGCCAGTTAATTCTCCTGCGTACTTTCCATCTTCTACGTTAGTTGCTGTGTGCTTCGCATCATTCAGCAGAATGTCACCACGTTTCAGATAGTCTGGGCTCTTTAGATACTTTGATGCTGTTAGAATTTCAAATCCAGCATTCTTCAGAGTATCTCTCATGTACCAGGTGCTTGTGATTGGTACATTCTTCAGCGCTTCAATACCTAAGAGATATCCTACTGCCTTGACATTCGCCATCACTCCAGCTGAGCAGTCTTCCTCACATGGTACGGTTATCTTAGATGGATCATATCCGACCTTCTGGAGCTGCGACCAGTATGTAACTCTTTCATCTTGGTCATACCCGATTTTGTCATTCTTCGCCGCTTTCACGGCAAGCTCTGCAATCAGTTCTCTGACCTTCGAATTCGGATGTCTGATCACGCAATTCCACGGTCTGTCATACCAGGATCTCAGATACCATTCTGTGCCGATCTGATCCCCAGCTTTTCCCCCGCGATAACCGCCATTCTCATCATGACCACTATTTGATATTAGACTCATATTTTCTCCTTTCCATACAAAAAGAGCCCGGATCTCTCCAGGCTCAATCATTTTCATTATAAGCAAGCGATTACTCGCCCTCACTACACTCCGGCAATCCAGTAGCTACACTGGTCAGCAGTGACAGGATTCCTGCCAGCACTGACGCTGATACCACAAGCTTCGCATCCACCTGGTTAAGCACTGTCGCTGTGCCAATCGTTGCAACTGCTGTCTGCGCTACTGTCTTCACGGCTCTGATACCGGCGCATTTTGCCCATTTCTTCCAATCTTTCATTAATGTCCCTCTCTTTCTTCAAACAATTCGTCCAGCCTATGATGCGCTGATTTCGTAGACTGTTCTACTACTACCATACGTTCCACAAGGTTGTTATGTTTCTTTACTTTTTCCTCTAACTGCTCAATCCGGTATGTGGTCAGTTTGTTGGCCGTCATGATTCCGGCCAGGCTGCCGACCAATGTTCCGATGAGTGAGCAGATAGCAACTGCTACTTCTGGTGCCATATATTTGTTCCTTTCCTAATTTTCTGTATAAAAATAAGACCCGAAGGTCTTGCTCGTATCTCCATGTATTCACCTCTGCTAGTTCACTAAAGCCCCGTTTAGCGAATTTCTTTATTGCCAATATCCATCAACTCATTGTACTGCTCCTCAGTAATCCTGCCCGTGGCGAAGAAAATGTCAATCTTATTCTTCAGATCTTCTGTCAGACCGTTTCTTTCCTTTAATTTTTTCAGTGTCTTGTATAACATAATCATACCTCCAATTCTGTAAGTGCTACTGCGTACTCACTGTTCACATAGGCTTCTGCTGATTGTATATCCATGTCGTAGATGTAGTCTCTAGTGTCTCCTAACTGCTGTTTTACATAATTCCATCCATTAGCCATGCTAATCGGGTAGTTAAATACTGTATATCCGTCTAACTGGTCGGATGTGACGGAGATGTTGGTTACTGGGTAGTTGGTGACAAGGGTTCGCAATTTAGCTTGTATATCCCCCGGAAGAGGCTCAAATATAGCATCTTGCAATCTGATATACATATCTACATCTATGGCTTTAGCAATTAATTCAGATTGTGAATAACCAATAATATGCTTTATATAGTACAAGATATTATTTGTTCCTTTATTATTTTGCAAAAAAGTAGCCCGTGTAAAATTAGATATCAAAGTAAGTTTTCTGGAGTCTCCTACGGGATCCACATTGTAATATGTAACATCAGATATGCCTTCTACATTTTTCCATCCAGGATACTCCTCGCTGTTATTCATAGTTTTTGTATTCGTATGGATTTCTCGAATATTTCTTTCGATGCCAAATACACCGTCTTTTTCCACAACTCTATCCGCAATATACTGCTGACCGTTAATCGTTACATTGCCGCCAGATGCTACTGGGATGGCGTTGAGAGTGTAGGGGAGCTGGACGGATTGCTCGGTGTATGGTTCATAATATGTAGCTTCTGAACCCATTTCCAACTGGACATCATATACTTTATCTCCTGCAACGCTTTCATATAAAATAAAGCCTACCTTTTCTACATCTCTTTTGGGAACAAAATTAACAAAATTCTTGTTTGTAAAAATAATGTTATTGCTTTCACCATTCGTGTATCTTAAGCATACAAATTTAGGACTTGAAATACTAACTGTGGTTTTTAATGAAAATGTATAAGCATTATTCGCTTTTAAAAGCAACGGTCTAGCGCCAACAGATTTCATTGTTATGTCTACTTGCATATTATCTGCTGTTGCTATATATGTTCCATTTTTTTGTTCGACGTTTCCTAATGATAATGTTTTAAAATTATCCCATAAATTTTTTCCACACACCTTCATAGTCGGATTCACCACTCTTTTTATTTCCTGCGGATAATCTGGGTTCGGGGATGGCTTTCCACCAGTATAAGGCTCGTAAGATTCATCTATACTAGATGCTAATTGAATCATAGGATAGATTGTTTCATCTACTGTTAAACCTTCCTGTATTGCAATATAACAATAGATTTCATTGTGCCCTTCTGTGATCGTGAATGTTCCTTCGTTTTTTGCAGAAGTTACACCATTGTTCACAACTACATCACACCCTCTTCTCCCTTTTGTAACTAGCTTATACGTTCCACTTGCAAGTGTTAAACGTTTGCCGTCACGATTCGAATATAAATTGTAATAAGCCATCCCTGTGGCAGATCCACTAACATTAATGCTTCCATCCTTATTATCCGTGAACATTATGCCTTGAGACGTTTTAGTTGTTTCTATATACGGATATTTCAATAAATTCTTACCAGTAGTTGTAAATTGGCTTGACCTCCCATATATTATCATATCTTGAATCTTGCCATTGTCAGAATCGGCAAGATGAGTTTCGCCCTGATTCGATGCGTAAAATTTGGTGATTTTCTTGTCCTTGACTTCCTCTAAATCTTCATTTAGCAAACTAATGTCATCTTTATTCTTTCTAATCTGCTCAATATTTTCTTGTATCTGCTCAGCACTACCTATCTGATCTTTCAACGATGCATCTATGGTGTTCGCCTGTTCTATTGTAGTGTCTAGTGTTGACTTCTGTTCTCCGTCCGAACTGATAGAATTGTCTAACTGTGTCTTTGCTTCTCCGGCTTTTCCAATTGATGATTCCAGCTCTTTCTTCTCGATCCCTGCACTGTTGATCATATCAGAGAGCTCAGACTTCATTGTGTTGGCATTCTCGATATTTTCCGAAATACCATCTGTCACACGCTTGATCTCTATAAGCGTCTCTTCTGCCGATGCTGCGCTTTCCGTCGCAGAGCTTGCAGCATTCTCAGCTCGTTCGGCCGATGCATTGACCGCTACGACTGTCTCCCGGAAAAGGTCTGGATCCGTCTCTGGATCTTCCGCTGGAGAGGTTGGTTTACTTCGCACTCTAACCGGGATTGTGATCTCATACTTTGTATTTCCAGAAGTCTCATCTGTCAGATAGATATAAGCATAGATCCGGTAATTACTTGTCGCACTGTGTGTCAGTAATTCGTCCGGGATCTTTGCCTCTGTAACTCCATCCACCGTCGTGCCGACTCTGGATAATGTCTCTCCTGATTTCTCATCCAGCGAAAACTGCACTTCCACTGCCGGTGGAAGCTCCGGACCTGTGATCCGGAGCACCTGACCGTAATCATACTGCCATACCCCCAGCGTGGATGCGTATCTGGAATCTAATTTTACAGATACGATATTGTCCATACTACTGCTCCTCTGTTACAAGTTCTTCCATTCCCGAATCAATCAGAACCTCTTTTACCTTATCCTTTAAGAGTCTCGGTACCTGTGCGTAGGTCTTCTTTTCTAATATAATCTGCTGTGCCCATAACATTGCAATCATTTCTTTACCTCCTGAATTTTGTAATAATATGAATAAATTTGTTAATAAAGTTACCATTACTGATATACCAGCTCGGACATTTCAAGAATGCATCCCTGAAGCATGTCAACAGTCTTTTTCAGCTCAGCATTCTCTGCCGTAAGGGCTTCTATCTTTTCTGCCGGTGTCTCACCAACCTTATAAAGAATCACGCCAGTAATGCCGGCTGTGTACTTCACAATGGCATCCATGTTGGTGTAATTCTCATACTCTCCCAGTGTGGACTCACGCTCTTTCACAACCATCTTTTTTGTCTTGGTCTGATCAGAAAACATGGTTTTCAAATTTTCCTCTGATGCTGAGATAGTCTTGATCAGAAGCCCTCCATCTGACTGAATGTCCGCAGACTGGATAACCAGTTCTGTGGCATCATTAAATACGAGTTTCAT